GTGCACTAACTTTTGCAGATATCAATGATGCTCTTGCTCTTGTAGAACAGGGTTCTTACTTCGATGCAGCTAACACTGTATTCATTGCTCATCCAAAGATGCTTGGTCACCTTCGTGGAATGGTAGACGGAACAGGTCAGCTTGTTCTTCCTAACCCAACAGCAGCAACTCCAGGAAGCCTATTTGGTTATCCATTAGTTGTCTCTTATGGTGCTGCTACATCTGCAGCTGCAACTTCCAACCCAACAGGCAATCCATTGCTTATTGTTGGTAATCGTCAAATGATGATTAATGGTGTTCGTAGCAACGTAGAATCTGCAGTATCTCGTGATGCTCAATTCAATACAGATGGGGTTCAACTCAAGGTTCGTGTTCGTAGAGGCTTTGCTGTTGCAGATGCCAGTGCTTACGCTATCGTTGAGAAGACCGCATAAGGGGAGATGATTAGTAATGGCAAGTAAACTATATGGGTCTTTCATTGCAAAGGCACTAAACAAAGAAATTGATTGGGATTCCGATACAATTAAAGTTGCCTTGGTTACCTCTTCTTACACTCCAAACCAAGATACTCACGACTACTGGGACGATGCAGTAGCTAATGAAGTATCTGGAACTGGATACACAGCTGGAGGAAATACCTTGGCTTCCAAGACTTCTACATACACAGGAGCAACTAATAAGCTTGTTCTTGATGCAGCAGATACAACTTGGTCGTCAAGCACAATCACAGCACGTTATGCAATCGTTTATGATGCACAGACTGGTGTTAACTCAACAAGTCCACTTATTGGATATGTTGACTTCGGCACTGATCAGTCATCTTCAAGCGGTAACTTCACTATTACTTGGGATGCCAACGGTATCGTTGAATTCACGGTAGCGTAGTAGGTTACAATGGATGTAAAGGTAGAGGCAAGTGTTATTACACTTACTGCAAAAGCAGTTGAAGTTAAGTCTGTAAAGACTGAGAAAGTACAATTGGGGTCATCTTTGGTACTTACTTCTCATAACTTCAGCCTCTCCTTTTCTCCAACATTATCAATAGGTGGTCACAGCATTTCTGCAATTACACCAGAGAACAATTTTTATGAGGAGTTAGCCGTTAGCATTTAGCTATACGGCTATTTTTATTATGTTATTAAAAAACTGGACACTAAACAAATATAACCCAGATTACTTTTGGGATTTTGAAGACGCAACAATTGAAACTATGACAAATGCTGGGTCTGCTGGATCCGCAACCTGGACAAAATCAAATACTCCAGCAATGTTTGATATTTCTGAAACATATTATGGAATGTGGGCTTCAAGCAATGGTGTTCTTAATTATGGAACTGGAACTCTTCAAACCACAAACTCAACAATTGGTGCTTATTTAGATAATGCAAATTTTACAGTTAACTTTTTTATAGAATTTTCTAAATTTACAGTAAGTGGAAACAAAAACCTGCTTGAATTTAATTATGGATCAAATTCTTTTGCTTTATTAATTTTAGGAACTGGTGTTGGAACTTCTAATCAAAATAAGTTAAGAATAACATCTGGTGGAACTACTGTATTAACTTCAACACAACAACATTGGTCATATGCAACAACCTCTCCAGTTGTAAGTGGTGGATTCTTAGATACTCCAGATGGTTGGAGTAGTGCAAATCCAGGATTTATGATGGTTTCTGTTAGATTTGCATCTGGAAATGTAGAACTATATATAAATGGAGTTTTAGATACTTCTGCATCAATTACCGCACCAAGTGGAACCTTTACAAACTTTAGAGTATATGGATCATCAACAAGCGTAAACGTTTTGATGGATCAATTAAGCATTGCATCAAATAGTGTTTATACATCAACAGCTTTGTTAGAACTTTGGAATATGTTCTTGCTTGGACAAACTCCAGCAGATGAAGCAACAGGGTCAGCATTGTTTAATGATCCAGTTGTATCTGTTACTTCTCCAAGTGTAAATATAAGTGCACCTTTGGCAACAGCTTCAGCACTTTTTCCTGCACCATCTCCAATGATTGCAGAGATTAATCCTGCAGATCTTTTAACTGCTTCAGCATTAATGAATGATGCAACTGTTGATCTTTCAACACCAGTAAATGTTACTGCAGATGTAATGACTGTTTCTGCACAATCTGGAGACCACGAGTATTCTTGGTTGCATACAAGGTCTTTGGTTAGAACAGATTATTATGATCCAGCAACTGATGCAAGGTATGTATTTGCAGAAGTTTCACCAGCCTCACCTACTACAAATTTATGGAATGAATCAGAACAAACTGGTCCTTCCTATCCAACAATATCAAAAACTGGACCTTATTTATTATTTAAACCAGATATTGGTGATTTAAATACTTCTGAAATTGTAAAGGTTGTATTAAAATTTAAAGCAACAGATGCTTTAAGCAATACTTCTTTTAATATTTATGCTTTAACAACAAACTGGCAGTTACACAACGTTACTTATAACACAAGACCAACAGAATCTTTAATTCAAGATGATGGAATTGTTTTTAATGTTTCATCTGGAGCAGACATACTTCTTGACATTACAACAGCTTATGAATATTTAACATCTAATAGCAATCACGGATTTGCAATAAAGCTTGATTCTTCAAGTACAACTTCTACTTTTGATATAGCATATTTTAATTATCCTGATAACGCAGAAGTATTAGTTTACTTAAATGTTCCACCAGTAAATGAATCAAATGCTGGAGACTTAATGACAGCATCTGCACTATTTCCTGAAGCAATACCAGTTATGGGTGTAAACCTTACTGTTGCAGCAAACCTAATGACTGCATCAATGCTAATAAGAGACCCTGGAGTTTCTGGTACTGCAAACGTTACTGGAGATCTTTCAACTGCATCTTTGTTAATGAGAGAAGCTTTAGTTTCTGTTGCAGAAGATAATATTCCTGGAGTTATGACTGGATCAATGTTTATGAATAATCCATCTATTCAAACAACTGTAAACTTTGCTGCACAAACAATGACTTCTTCTGTATTGTTTAATGATCCAACAGTAACTATTGGATTTGATGCATATGTTCAGGCAGATCCTATGCTTGTTACTCTTGCACACTTAATTCAGCCTCAGTCACCAGCAGATATATTTGCTTGGAATTACTATAAGGCTCTTTACACAATTGGAACAAAGCAAGTTGCTGATCCAGAACAGTCACCTAATGAGTATTGGTCTTCATTAGTTTACGCAGGACAGTTTACAACTCCAAACTATAGAACTGTTGCAGGAGCACAAGATAGAAACACAGCCTTAACTTGGCACTATCCTTGTGATAAAAATCTTACAGGCATTGGACAAAAGGGACTCTCTATTAGAAGTCATCCACAAACTGCAAGTCAATGGACAGGTCCTGCAAATGGACTATTTTACAGCAGAATTTATGACGAAGTTCCAAGAGCTGCTGGAGAAACTGTTGCAGCAATATACATACCGCAATATTCATATACTGGTCCAGAATATAGACCGCAACTTATTTTTAATGGACAAAATTATATATACTTGCAAGATGGTGGACAAAGTGACGTTGGAACAACAACTCAAGGAACTATTAGAGGATCTTACTATGGATCTAACGAACTAACAATTAGAACAACTAAGCAAAATCAATCTTTGTTTTCAACTTTAAATAGAACAATTTCTTCAAGAGAAGATTATTCAAGTATTGAAACAGTAAAAGATATTAATTATAAATCAGGTCCTTCAATAGTTAATAATAATGTTTTAAACTTTACTACTTATGGAGATTCAAGTAGAGAAAATCACGATGATAACGCTAAAGAAACTAATGCATCTTATACAGTTTGGGATGATTATAATAAGTATGTAAGATTTAGTGGCACTGATCAATACCGCAATTATGGTGAAGTTAAAATGATTGATGGAAAAATTGCTTTTTATTACAAAAATAGAGTCACCAATGAAGAAAAGATTTTTGTTGGAAAAACAAATATTGCTGATGATAAAAATCACCACATTGTGCTTAATAGAACAAATGATGGATTTGGTAAAGATAATAAGAGTGATAAGAAAAAGAAATCTTGCCTTGAATTATGGGTAGATGGAAAACTTGAAGTTAGAACTTATGAAATTGATGATAGTTATTGGTTTAACAATATGAGCTATTTGGGAATTGGTTGGGAAGATACTTTAACTGAAAACTTTGATTTGGGGCAAGTTAAAGAAATAAGACCAGTTGCAAAATCTGCTGAAGCTTTTGTTGGAACTCTTTCTGATTATATTTTTAGAGCAGCACGTCCTTTAACTCAAAATGAAATTAAACTTCTTGCTGTAACGTGTTTTGGAGAAATACCAAAACTTCCTGAAAAAGCAACTGCAACTGCAAAAATTAATGAACCAGTTGTAACAACAAATTCAACAAAGATTCTTAGACTTTATTGGAATATTCAAGATAAACAACAAAATGGTGTTTCAGTATCATCTCCATATGACACTTCAACATACAATGTTTCAAAGCAATTGTTTAATCATCCTGGAGAGGTATTTAACTATGATAAAGCAAATAAGCAATTTACAGAAAAATTAGAAGTAAAAACTGCAGCTGACAGATGGATAAATATTTTTAATCCACAAATGGTTCAAACTAATAGCATTATAACAAGCACCACTTGGGGTCCAGGCGGTGATGGATATGCTTATTCATCAGAACACGTTGGTCCAGGAAATACTGGAGAAAAATATCTTCCTGAATTAATTATAGGAAATTATTCAGTTCAAACTGGAGACAGAATTCTTCTTACTGGTCAAAAAGATCCAAGAGAAAATGGAGTTTGGGTTTTCCAGGGTCTTGGAACTCCTATGACAAGACCAAGTGATTTAATAAAACCAACAGATGTAATTGGGGCAGTTGTATATGTTAGGTATGGAGAGTTTGCAAATAAGTATTTTGCCTGTCTAAATGATTCTGTAGCCTTTACAGAGCATTATGCACTTGGTCATAAAGTTGGAAAAACCAGTGAATTTAATTGGAAAGAAATTAACTATGTTGATGAATTTGCTTCATCCCCAATTGAATTAGATTATTGGAGAGATGATGAATTTGAAGCAAGATTTATTGATATAAACAATGATATTGACATTGATAAATATGATGTTATTGCTTTTATGAACTATCCAGAATCATCTGACGACATTGTTTCACAAATTGCAGACTATGATTCTCAGTATGTTAATACAAAATACAAAGAGTTTATTCAAACACTTAAAGATGCTGTTATTGGTGGAAAGTCATTAATGATTAATAGTCCAAGACTTGCACACGACTTTGGAATGATTTCTGGATATGAAACTGTTGATCAACAAATAGATTTATTAGACATTGATGCTGCAAATGACAATCCTTTTGAAGTTGATCAAGATAGTTCAAGGTACTTTAACAATAATAGATTAAATAGATACAGAACTACTTTAGTTGTTTCAGGATTAAATAATAGACAAACTTATGAATTAGCTGATTTTATTAATTACATTCCTGCTGAGTCTTGGAAAAATGATGAGTACCACGCCAAGTATGTTTTCAAACAAAATGGTCATCAGGTTGGAGATGAATTTATTATCCCAAGTTTGCCTTTAAGAAAAGTTCAGGCTTCTGAAGAATTTGAATCTTATGCACCAAATCAAATTAGAGCAACAAAATTATTTGTAGTCCCTTCAGCAAAAGTTGCAAATGGAGAAGTTGTAACAAGAATGTCAGCAAGTATAAATTCTTCTACTGCAAACCCTTATACAAACTATGCAACAACAATTATTTTAAGACCAGGTGCAACAATTGATGGTCAAACAATTGCTGGAAAAGTATTCTTTAACTGCGTTGAAGATGCTTTAACAATGACAAGACCAGACTATAATACTGCAGTAATTCAAGACGTTTCTTTACAAGATATTGATGAAAATCAAGAAACAATTGCTTGGCAGTACAGTACTTCAAGACTTGACAGAAGTCGTGTAGAAGATGTAGCAACAAACCTTGACTATCTTGGACAAACAGTTCCAACAAGTGCTGGTGGTGGAGCAATTATTCAAGCACCAACAAATGAGTCTAATGGAACAATTAGATCTGAAAAAGATTCTTTGTTACCAGAAAGAAAATCTATATTATATCCAGATTTAGAAGAAGAGGTCAACGAATTGGTAGAAATTCCAGTTTACAGTATGACATACTTGGGTCTAAAATGGTTAGGAGGAGAATAAATGTTAGCAACAACAACTGATGTATTAGAATTAACTAATAGAAATTTAAGTCAGTCATTAATAAATAGAGCACAAGCAATAGTTGAAATGTATGTTGGAAAATTTGAAGATGAAATTACTAATGAAAAAGATCTTGAATTAATAAAGAGAGCAGTTTCTTATCAAGCAGCATATATGGATGAAAATGAAGACATTGTTTTTGAACAAATTGCAGCAAGTACAATTAGCCAAAACGATGCTTCCACTACATTTAAAGCAGGAGATCAAGTTTCTCCTTGGATTGCACCATTAACTGTTATGTCTTGTAAAAAACTTTCTTTTAATAGTTCACGATCAATTGCTACTGGAAAAATTAGACCAAATTCAACAGCACAATTTGATGGTTATTACTATGAATGGGTGATTAATTAATGAAAACAGAAGCAATTAAAAGAAATAGATTTTCTGGAGATTATTACAACTTTGTTACAGAAAAAGTTGGAGACCAGAATGTTACAGTTCATTCTTTTGCAAAAAACATTAAATTCACAATGGGTGCAAATTCGGGGGAAAGAGTAAAATTTTATTCAAATACTCCATTAAGAGTTGGCTCAAGAATTCAAGATATTCGTGATGGGCAAAATTTAGCAATTCTTCCAAATCATTATTATCAAATTACAAGCATTACGCCTATAACAAATGTTTTTGGTCATACAACTTCTTATGAATGCATTTCTTTAATAGCACCTTTCCAGGATCTTGGAGCTGAATAAAATTGTCAAGAACAGGTATATCTGGAAAATTGGCAGCAAAAGTAGCAGTTAAAATTGGCGGAGCTGGATTTTCAAGAGCCTTGTCAAGCAAAATTGGTAAAAGTTTTGTTTCTACAGATATTTCAGTTGACGAAGCATTAAGTTTTGCTGATGAATATACTGATGATGAAGCAGAACAATTAGTTTTTGCTGGTATTAGAGCAGCAATTAGTGCTATGGAAGGCTTTCCAGAAAATGAAGGTCAAGAATCAATATTGTATGGAAGAATTGTTCCTTGGTTTGAAGCTTTGCCTTTAGATCCAGATGAATGTGCAGCAAGAATACAAAATGCTTATTACGAATTTGGGGACTATTTAGAATTTATGTCAATAACCATAGATACTGGTGTTTCGATTGTAGAAGATGCTATAGTTAGAGCCAAATTTGTCCAAAATGTCCAGCAAATAGTCTCCTTTATCTTCTAACTTGATTATTATAAATTGTGTGATATAATTTATATATAACTATAGGAGGTTATTTATGAACCATCACGATTTTAGGATATTTGTTAAAGATATGCCAATTGATGTTCTTAAGCACTTTAATATGAATCCAGCACATTTTAAGTCAGTTTGTTTTACTCTTTCAATGTATGGAACTTATGAATCAGGAAACAAGATATTCCCTTCTTGGCTAACAGTTGCCAAAGAAGCTGGAGTAAACAGAAAAACAGCAATGAAAGTTAGAGATTTCTTGCTTGAGCATAACATTATTGTAACAATTCGTAAAAGAGAAAAGAACATTTCTGAGTATGAATTTGGTCAACCATCAGAACAGTTGTCCCTTTTGATAAACCAGTTGTCCAATTCTGATGAGCAGTTGTCCAATTTAGAGAATCAGTTGTCCATCAATAGTGGACACAATACTATTATAGATACTACTATGGATAGTATTATAGAAACTATTATAGAAAATCCTCAAGAGGATTTTTGGTTAGAAAAAACAATTAATAACCAGAAAGAAGTTAGTAGTTCATTCTCTCTGGTTTATAAGAATAACGAACCCTCTGATTCAATATTAATAGAACCGCAGTTGTCCAATTTTGACAGGGTAAAAGAAAAAGAAAGTGTAGAAGATGTTATGGATAAATATATGACCTTTGGTAGAATATAATGGAAACATTTGGAATGGAAATACCAGAAATAAAAGGAACAAAATTGTTTAAAGATTATGGTAAAAGATACTTGATAGCTTTTTGCAACAACTGTTCAAATAGTGAGATATTTGAGCAAACATCAGATATTCCTTATACAAAGCATCCACAAGTACCGTGTGATTCTTGTAATGCTTCTATGATGGACATTGTAGGATGGGAGGAAAGTTATGAGAATTTGTAGCAGATGCAAGGTAGAAAAGCCAGAAAATGATTTTTATATAAATAGTATGAGCAAGTCTGGATACAATCATCAATGTAAAATATGTCACAAAGATTATATGAAAACTTATTACGCCAGAAGAAAAGTTCTTGGAGTAACAAAAGAAAGAGCTTACAAAAGATGCCACGGATGCAAAGAAATAAAACAATTAGATGCATTTGGGAAGAAAACACAATCAATTGATGGTAAGAACCAATATTGCAAACCTTGTTGGAGAGCGTATGTCTATGCTCGTTTATAAGCCTACTCTGATAGTTCTTCAGTATGATGATAAGTGTAAGCTTTGTTCAGAAAAAATGGAATGGGGAAAGTTTGGATTATTCCTTGGCAAAAACCGAGGGGTAGTTCACGAAAAATGTTATAAAGATTTAATGAACACTCCAACTACTTGGTAGACAAGTCATAATAAGAATGATATAATATAAGTAGAAAATGTTTAAAAGATATTTTCTGTCATAAATGAATATAATATCTATCGCCATAGATAAAAATATATGTGATCACCTCACATCGGAGAGAGCAGAAGCGTTTCCTAAAAGTGTCACTGCTCTCTCCACTTTAATCTTGGGAAGAGTGGACCGTTAAATTAGTCATAGTCGAATTCCACTCTTCTCATTTATTTTGCAATTAATATATAGATATGTTATAATTAGATATGGCAAATGCAGCGTTGCACAATCTTGTAGAATTTTTCGGGGGTAGAAGATAAATATTATGATGTTATTCCCATATGCAAGAGATATAGAATATAAACAAGAAGACAAAACACTTGCTTTTACTCTGACATTCTATAATGAAAGTCAAGAAGCTAATATAAATATTCAATACACTTGTGATTCTGAATTATCTTATCTAATAGAAGATATCTTAAATGATAGGAACCTCCAGGAACGTGTGTCGTAATATGAAAATAAGAGGGGTATTAAAAATATAATGAGTTATTCAAAGTTTACAGAAGAACAAATATCAGAATATATAGAAATAGCAAATGAAATGGGAATTGGTCCTGCTATGAGATATTTAAAATATCCTGGATCATATCATACTGCAAAGAAGTTTTATATCCAAAGAAATTTAGAATTACCTTCCCCCGATTCTTTGGCGGTAATAGCAAGAAGTTTAGGTATATTCTATAGTGATAAAGAAAAGATAGTAGCTGCTCAAGCAGTTCTGGATAGATGCTATGAGAAACTAATAGAAGATGTATTAGACTCTGATGAATTAAATAAATTAGCAAATGCTGTTCATAAAGCTATTCAAACTATTAATCTTATTGAAGGCAAATCAACTGCTATTAATGAATCAAGAAGTAAAGATGGAACAGATCTTGCATTAACAGATATGCTTAATGAAGCTAAGATGAGAAATGCAGAAATGAAAGATAATATAATTAGTAAGCAAAATGCAGGGGAATAGAAAAAGATATTAATATGACCATTAATAACTATATACATATGACAATAGATAATAATATATTTATAAGAGAGTACCCCTTCATAAAAATCAATTTAAAAAATCTATTTTCGCTTACCCAGATAAATATTTCCAATAAAAATGAATATGGAGGCATATTATGAATATAGCAGATGTTGTTGAAAATGTTGAATTAGAGCTTTTATCAATTCCAGAGGGAAGAATTGAATTAACTAAATATAACCCATTGCTATTTGCTTTGATTTATTTGCCTCATCATTTACAAAATTCAAAGGGTGAGATTACATTATCTGAATTTCATATTGATTTAGCTGAATATGGAAAGAATTGGATACATCCCCCAACTTCTCCTAAGCAAAATAGAGATGCTTGGATTGCTCCAAGAGAATCTGGTAAATCTACCTGGATTTTTTTAATTTTACCATTATGGGCAGCCGCTCACAATCACGTTAAGTTCATTGCTGCCTTTTCTGATGCTGCAAGTCAAGCTGAGACACATTTGATTACATTTAAGAATGAATTAGATACAAATGAATATTTACAAATTGATTATCCAGAACTTTGTAAGCCTAAAATTGTCTCAACAACAGGTAGAGCACTTGCTAATAACTCTTGGAGAATTGTTCAAAGCAATGACTTTATTTTTGATGCAAATGGTATTGACACCAACTCTTTGGGTAAAAAG